AGGATCTGGACATTCTGAAGACTTAAGATATGCAAATGATGCAGTCCAACATATAATTAAGAAGGTTAGTTCACTGGGAGATGAGCTTGTGCACGGCGCCACTCGGGGAGGACCTTACGAGAGAATGCCGGTTGACATGTATATAGATGGCTTCGACAACTACGACGAACCCCGAAAAGTGCTCAGAGAACAGGCATTAAAATTGCGATTCGCGATTGAATATGGTTTAGATCGCCCAGTCCCGCCCGGGATTAGAGACAGGCTCAAAAAAGAGATCAAATCAGGATTCCTCAGCAAGATGCGCGGGCTTAGATCAACATACAACGAACATATGATGAAGATCATCAAAGAGGAACTTAGTGACTATTTATCTAATATATATAAGTGGTGCCCCGCAGGTAGTAAATGTGCACCCGAAAAGAAAAAGACAAAATGGTGGAAAGGAAGATGAAAGTTACAAAATCACAAGTTAAAGAAATTATTCGAGAGAACATCGAATCACTTCCGATTGATAATCTAATTGCAGGAATTAGCGGACTAGTTCAAGATATGGATCCTGAGTTGGTAGGCGTTGTATTTACGACAGTTTTTAAGGATATAGAAGGCGCCCCAGCAGGAGCAGAGGGGGAGGAAGAGATCGAAGCAGCCCATCGATCACAAATTGGATTTGAAGAGAATCTTCAAAGAATAATTTTAGAAGAAATCAATAGCGACGACGCGCTGATGGGCGCCATTAATCGGCTAGCCGGCAAAATTGAGTCGTTAGATGTAAGTATAGATTATTTGGCTGCATCAGTTACGGGTGAAGATCCGGTTGCACTGGGCTTTGGACAGGCAGCCATGGGTCGAGCCAGTCGCGTAAAAAAGAGAGCACCCGCAGAGCTGGCTGAGATCATAGAACAAGAGATTGAAGAAGCATTAGACACAAGCAGAATGGCTCCAGTGGCTCGAACTCTTTCTCGCGCCGGGATTGCACAACGCTCAGAGCCGACAAGGGCAGAATTAATAAAACTAATAGCTGCCTTAGACACCGGAGATCCAGAAGAATTGCAGCAATTAGCTGATATGGTGGCGCAACTCATGGACGCAGCTAGCGAAAATATTGAACAAGGCTATGGCTTAGAAGAAGAGACTTGACCAGAAAAAAAAGACTCAGGTGAGTCTGAAGATAAACCGCTAAAGATAGGGACCCCGAAGATCGATCCACTCAGTACAAGTCCAGAATCACGACGCTTCCGAGCTAAAGGTCAAAATAAGAGTAAAAAATGATGGCACAAACAAAAGCATTTATTGATACATGGTTGTCAAAGCTAACATCGCGCAAACTTATGGTGTGGGCAACCGCAACCGGTCTCACCTTCACGGGACACGTTACGAGCGAAGACTGGGTGATTATTTCAGCAATCTATATTGGCGGTCAAACGATTATTGATGGCATCGCTAGATTGCGGGGGCACAATGCTTAAGAAGCGTATTCTAGAATTTGCACTGAAGAACTGGAAAGCAATACTGATCGTATTGCTTCTTTTGGTTGTGGTGCTGAAGACTCGTTACGACTACCACCTCATGCAGTCAGCATATACTACAATGATTGAATCCAATGAGGCACAAATTGAAGGACTCAAAGAGATTCACAAGAAAGAGATCGAAGAAAAACAGTTGTTGATGGAAAGCTTTTTGGAATCGATAGCAAACATCGAAGAAGACTACGAAAAAACATTAGCAGAACTTGAAGTAGAGCGCAACAAGAAGACACGCGAATACGCAAGAAAGTTCAGCGAAGATAAGGAAGGACTAATTACAGATATAGAGACCACTCTTGGATTAGAATATGTTTCTCCTTAACCTATTATTGGCACTTACCCTCTCTGCGCATGCCGAACCATCGCAGTTTACCATTTTAGGTGAAAACCAGTGTGCCCCGTTTGAAGGTGTGCTTTTCAGCAAGCAAGCAATTGCGGAAGTTCTTTCCGGGTATGATCGCTTTCTTCCTGCTTGTGATAATCGAGTTAACTATGAACTGGGCATCCAGAAAGAACACCATCAACTGGAAATAGAAACTTTGAAAATAGAGCACAAGGCACTCACTCAAGAATATGATTTATTTATTGAACACAAAGATAGAGAAATCCAAGCACTTGTCAAGTCGTTAAAAAAGACATCTCCTCGAAATAAAACTTGGTGGTTCATTGGAGGAGTTGTTGCCGGTTCTGCCGCCACTTATGGAGCGTATAAAGTGTTCAATGAAAAATGAAGATTTAAATAAAATTGCCGCCATCGAGCAGGCCATCTCCGCCAAGTATGGAGAGGAAGCTATTCAAAACCCACGCGCTGAATGGGACGAGACCAAAGAAAAAGAATACCTTGAGCAAATGCGTGAGCTATATGACCAGCAGGCAAAGAACGCAGAGTGGGAAGAAAAAGTTGAGGTTAATGGCATAAAGGTTACAAAAAAACTACTTAATAGAGAATCTTTAAAATGTTGTCCTATCTGCGGAAATTTTCCAAAGAGTGCCATGGATGGCGTTTGTCTTACCAAATTTGATTGTTGCAATAACTGCTATGTTCAATATGTGGAAGGTAGAGAAACAAGATGGCAAAAAGGCTGGAGACCAAATGAAATTAACAAAAGAAAAACTTAAGAAAGTGATTAGAGAATCCTTAGAGGAGGCAGACATCGGAAGTGCAGTCGCCGGTCTGGGAGGCTCTGCAAAGACGACCGTAAAGAATCAAGCCGTCCAAAAGTTTATAGAGCAGGTTGGCGCTCGACTTGGCAAAGTAAGTCGTTCTGCGCAGATTGGTTTTTTAACAGGACTCATGCAAACACTCGGGATCGATCCCTCGATGCTTACTCAGGTAAAGACTGCAGTTCAAAAAGGTCAAAAGGCTGACGCTGCTGCAGCACAACAAGGAGAACTACAATAATGGCAACAGTTTACGAAATCGTACAAGGGCTCTCGCAAGCCGCAGCAAACGCATATGATGGCGCTTTGGGAGAAGATGAATCTAACACTAAGACAGGCGTCCTCCGTCGCGAAGAGGGGGATATGATCATCGATCAGAGAGTGATAGATGGCTTTAACGTTAAGTTCTATGGTAACCTAATGTGCCTCACATATCAATCCGATATTCAATTGAGAGAAGTATATGCGGGAGGCTTTGAGGAAGAGATGGAACAACGCCTCACGGACATCTCAGGTTGGCTGAAGAAAGAATATAGAAAGATTACCGGCGAATCAGTTTCTCTCACCAAGGAAGGTGAAATCGATGTTCGCGTAGAGAACTCTTCCCGGGTGCGCACTTGGGTGCTTGCTAAGATGCACTATAAAGTGGGTGGACTCGCAGAAGATATGAACGATGACAACCAGGGTTCAACTAATCCTGTTGAAGCTAGCTGGAAGACCTTTTTAGATCAAGGCGGCTGGAATGGTGATGGCGGCAAACGTCCCCCCAATGACAAGAGAAAGAAAGAATCATGAAAGTTGCCAGAGCACACCTTAAGCAGATTATTAGAGAAGAGATCTCTAACGTTACGGAAGGTGGCGCGAGGGGTCACTATGATCCCGATGAAGAATGGATGGATATCGACAGCCTCCCATCACACCAAACGGGGGAAGTGTCGCCATTAACGACGGTCCAAAAAATAGAAAGCTCTTACCATGAATTGCAAGATGCATTCGATACCATAGATAGCGAAATACATCAGCAATTAGCGGCAGAAATAATAACACAATTAGAGACGCTGATGGACACTATGGAGCATCCTGAAGACTATCGAGAGTAGGGAGCATATGGGCTTTCAACTAGACAAAAAGCAACAAGTCACAGAGATTTTAAAATGTGGCAAAGATCCGGCTTATTTTTTAAAAACTTATGCACGTATTTCACATCCGATGCATGGGTTAATTTTATTTGATACCTATGATTTTCAAGATGAGCTGCTTAAAAATTTTAACGACTATCGTTTCAATGTTATCTTAAAAGCGAGACAGTTAGGAATCTCAACGATTACAGCAGGTTACATCGTATGGATGATGTTGTTTCATAGAGACAAGGCTATTCTTGTTATGGCAACTAAGTTTGCAACTGCCGGAAACTTGGTTAAGAAAGTTAAAGGAATCATGCGCAACATCCCGGACTGGCTTAAGATAGCCACCATTGATGTGGATAACCGCACCTCGTTTGAGCTTTCTAATGGTTCTTCCATTAAAGCTGCTTCCACTTCGGGCGATGCTGGTCGCTCCGAAGCGCTATCGCTTTTAGTTCTTGATGAGGCCGCACACATTGAGGGATTAGAAGAACTGTGGACGGGGCTGTATCCGACACTCTCAACAGGTGGTCGATGCATTGCGCTCTCCACCCCGAACGGAGTGGGAAACTGGTTTCACAAGACATGCGCTGACGCCGACGCCGGCGCAAACAACTTCAACCTTACGACTCTACAGTGGGATGTTCATCCCGATAGAGACGAGGCATGGTATAGAAAAGAAACCAAGAACATGTCCAAGCGCCAGATTGCGCAGGAGCTACAATGCAACTTCAACACCTCCGGTGAAACAGTTATTGATCCCGATTGCATGAAATGGCTGCTCGAAAATGTTAAAGAACCTAAACATCGTACCGGCTTTGATCGTAATTTTTGGATTTGGGAGGAGTTTGATCCCTCCTGTAATTATTTGATGGTCGCAGATGTTGCGCGGGGAGACGCTGCAGACTATTCGACTTTTCATATTCTTAAATTAGAAACTTTAGAAATAGTAGGAGAATACCAAGGCAAAGCCACCCCCGATATGTATGCGAATCTGCTTAATCAAGTTGGAAGAGAATTTGGAAATGCAATGCTCGTAGTCGAGAATAACAACATCGGATACACGGTCCTTGATAAGCTCGTAGACTACGCCTATCCGAATTTATATTATTCCATTAAGTCTACCCATGAATATATCGATCAACATCAAGCCGAAGTAAAGAATTCTGCAATCGCTGGATTCTCCACTACTATGAAGACGCGCCCCCTCATCATAGCGAAATTAGAAGAGTTTATCAGAAACAAACTAATTAGAATATATTCATCTCGCACCATTAATGAGATGAAGACTTTTATTTGGAAGAATGGAAAACCACAAGCGATGAAAGGATATCATGATGATCTTATCATGGCACTTGCAATTGCTTGTTGGGTGAGGGACACCGCATTGCAAACAAACGCACGAGAATTAAACTATACAAAAGCTTTTGTTGATGCCATTGTTACCTCTAAAACTTCTTTAAATACTCAAATTAAAGGTCAACAAGGCTACAAGAAAGATAATATTTTTGATAAAATGAACGAAGCAAAAGATTTATATGATCAATTTAATTGGATCATCAAGTGAGAACATAAATGCCCCCATCTAAGAAAAATCGCCTTCGCGGCAACAACCCTGCAAACGACCAATCGTCACTTTTCAAAGCCCTGACAAGACTCTTCTCGGGACCCATTGTTAATTATCGATCCCAGTCCGGACGTCGCATTAGGCGTCAACATCTAGACAAATACTCCTCTCGATTTAAGACTGCATCGGGACAGCAGTTTAAAAAGACATTATATAATCCGCTCGACAACCTCGCGTCGAACGCAATCGCAAACCAACGTCGTTCCGAGCGCTATGTAGATTTCGATCAGATGGAGTATATGCCTGAGATTGCTTCTACAATGGATATATATGCTGATGAAATGACGACATATTCTGATTTGCGGCCGATGCTTAACATTAAATGTCCCAATGAAGAAATCAAAGCAGTCCTCGCTGTGCTCTTTGATAATATTTTAAGTTTACAATATAACCTATTCGGTTGGGCGCGCACAATGTGCAAGTATGGAGACTTCTTCTTGTACTTGGATATCGATGAAAAGTTTGGTGTTAAGTCTGTTATTGCGCTGCCCTCCCAAGAGATCGAAAGATTGGAAGGAGAAGATGCTACCAACCCTAACTATGTGCAATATCAGTGGAACTCCGCTGGAATGACTTTCGAAAATTGGCAGGTTTGTCATTTTCGCATTCTCGGAAACGATAAGTATATTCCGTATGGTACCTCTATCCTTGAGCCAGCCCGCCGCATTTGGCGCCAGTTAACTTTGATGGAAGATGCGATGATGGCGTATCGAGTTGTGCGTTCGTCTGAGCGCCGCGTGTTTAAGATTGATGTCGGTGCTGTTCCTCCGCAAGATGTGGAACAATACATGCAAAAGATTGTAACGCAACTTAAGAGACACTCTGTAGTTGACCCCACAAGTGGTCGAATTGATCTCCGATATAATCCCATGAGCATCGAAGAAGACTACTTCATTCCGGTGCGCGCAGGATCTGCAACAGAGATTTCAACTCTTGCTGGCGCGGCCAACATCACACAGATTGATGATATTAAATATTTGCGGGACAAGTTGTTCTCGGCTCTCAAAATTCCCCAGGCTTATTTAGCAATGGGCGAAGGCGCCGCAGAAGACAAGACGACCCTCGCACAAAAAGATATTCGCTTCTCGCGCACCGTGCAGAGATTGCAGCGAGTCATCATCGCCGAGCTAGAAAAGATTTCTATTATTCATCTTTATACATTAGGCTTCCGAGGCGATGACCTGCTCGCGTTTAATCTGTCTCTCAACAATCCGTCCAAGATCTCAGAGCTTCAAGAAATTGAACACTGGAAGGCTAAGTTTGATATCGCCGGCGCAGCAACAGAAGGTTACTTCTCTCGACGCTGGGTGGCAGAAAACATTTTTGGAATGTCCAACGAGCAATTTTCCCGCAATCAGAAAGAAATGTATTATGATCGCAAGCACGACGCTTCTCTGCAGCAAGTTGCCGAGGGTGGTGCCGAAGCCGGTGGAGGTCTCGGTGGAGGCTTAGGCGGCGATCTTGGTGGCGGCGATCTTGGTGGCGGCGAAGAGCTTGGTGGCGATCTTGGCGGCGAACTAGGTGGACCCGAAGAGATGCCTGCTGGAGAAGCCGGCGCCGAAGCCGGCGCAGAAGGAGGAGGAGAGGAGTCAGCACTGCTGGCGGTCCCCCCTGGATCCCGAAATGAGCCGCGTCTCACCCCGGGGGCTAAAGGGAAGGTTTACTACCCCAAACGCACCGATAGGCGCACAGCCGGCGCTCGACAGCGTTCGAACGCAGCAAAATATTCAAAAGAAAAAAGCAGCGCCACCATTAGAAATATATTCCCAGGAGCGGAGATTAACACCATTCCCTCTATTGCAAGAGGGATTTATGAAGAGAAACAGTCTATTTATAGTTTAAGGGAGCAGACCGAAGAAGATAAGTTATTTGTTATCAACGAATCAGTTAAAAATCTAATTGAGGGATTGGAAAACAAAAAGCCAAAAAGGGAGCAAAAGAATGAAGACAAAACATAATAAGAAACGAAACACAGCATTTGTTTATGAAGCTTTAATTAATGAAGCGACGGTCTCTATTATTAAAGGAGACGCCGAACGTAAACAAAGAGTGGTGGATGTTATTAGAAAACATTTCGGACCGCAAAGCATTCTCAGAAAAGACTTAGAATGTTACAGAGCACTTTATGAAAATCAAAATTTAACCCCAGAAGTATCCGAAAAGGTATTGAAAGAAGCAAAGATGCAAAAGATGCTTATAAACCCTGAAGGGCTCTTTCAGGCACAAACTGCAATGATTCATGATGTGAACAAAGAAGCAGACACCGGTATCTTTAATAATTTTGTTCCCAATTATAAAACCTTGGCGACCATCGATCAGATCTTTAACAAGAGGGTAGATCCTAAAACCCAGGTGATTTTAGAGAGCGAGATTGTTTCTAAAATGACAGCCTCTTCTGTCGATGACGACGAAACTCAACCTATAGACAACGTACTCTATAGCACTTTTGTGGCTAAGTTTAATGACAAATACTCCGAGAATCTAATGAGCGAGCAAAAAGAATTATTAAGTCGCTACATCTCCTCGTTTGCAGATAACTCCCTAGGACTGAAGATGTATTTGAACGATGAAATCGCTCGCCTTAAAGAAGAATTAAATCGCGCTGGTGAAACAGAAGATTTTAAAAACGATGTCGAGATGGCATCAAAGGCAGCCCAAGTTGTTGAAAAGTTAGATGGCTTTGCACAAGAAGGCATTTCCGACACTGTGTTGCTAACTGTGCTTAAAACACAAGAATTAGTAGAGGAGATCAATATCGATGGCGCTAACGATTAAAATTGGCCGCGGACACCAATCTGCTTTAGTTAGATTGGAAATGGACTTGCGCAAAAGTCTCAATGGAGATCTCCTGATTTTTGATCACGGAGACATTGACATTGTGCTTTCACCCGCCAAAAACAAGATTGTAGTCTTCCCCAAAGAAATCTTAAACGATTTAGTGTATGGAGCCCAGAACCGTCTGTTTGCTCACTTACGCAAGCGCGGACTCATCATTCCGGAATCAATCCAAGCCGGCGCCTTTTATGGCTCTTTCGAAGCAACAATGGAAAAACCCTTTAAAGAAAGTCTGAACGCGGCAAAGTTTACTTTGATTAATATCTCTAATTTTATTAACGAAGAGCGCCCCTACTTCGAATCCACCGAAGCTATCATTTCAATGACAGACGACGAGCTTATCCACCCAGACAACACAGATTCCACTGACTTGGGAGATGTGCCCCAATCTACTGAGAAGGGTTCTATCCGTCCTGGCTTCGTTCGCGATCCGTATGCGCTTAATTACATGTATACAATCTAGGAGAAGCGATGTCGGAAATGAATCTGATAATGGAGAATTGGCGCGCCGGCATCGAGCGCGATAAACTCTTAGAGAGTCACGAATACGTCACCAAAGTTCTTGGAATAGCTATTCCGCTGAACGAGTCGTATCCATTTTCTGCGAATCTCACGGAACAGATCTTGCAAGAACAACTGTTGCTTGAGCGTTTTTTCGACGATGCTGTTGCCAAAGTA